GAAGATAAGAAAGACGAAGATAATGAAGTAGCTGCTGAAGCCACTGAATTAAAAGAACTTCCTGATTCCGCCGGTCAGAGCCTTCAAAAGAAGGACAATAAGGTCGGTGATGTAACAAAGAGTTTAGTTTCCCACGGCGCTGGCGACGGTAAGTCGACAGACAAAGTTGGTAACGATGGTGAAAAAGGCCATGCTCTAGTAGGTGGCGGTGTTAAGGGTGGTGCCCCAACATCTCCAAAGGGCAAGGCTAATGTAGTTGATTCTAAGACCTCTAAAGTAGGTGCTTATCTAGCTGGTCTCAAATAAGCAATCAAAAATAGTAAAAATCAGGGCCTAAGTCAAATTAGGCCCTTTTTTTTGCTAAATATCTATATGACGTTTAAAGATTTCTTTAAAGGTAAGATTGGAACAGACAAACGCCATATGCATCCGGTGGGTAGAGATGCTAGTTCTCATCCAAAACACCCTGGTCGCTTTGTTCCCCATATGCACAGAACTAAGAATAAGAATCAAAAGGTAGCAAGTCTTTTAAGTAAACCATCAGGTAAATATGCATTAAATGATAGAGAGCTTGCACAAATAGAGGGTGAATTTCATTTTAAATTTGATAGAGATAAACCAAAGAAACTAGGAAATACCGGTGTAGAAGTAAAATTTGATCCTATTTTACAAAAACCGGTATTAGAAAAATAATGAGTGTTGCATACTATACAGGTAATCCTCAACCAAAAGTATATCCTTTCTTTTTTGAAGATAACCCTTGCTTTAGATATACTAATAAACAGAATAACCTTTGTGAAAGAGTAATATATTCAAATTATTGGAGAGAACAAATTAATTTATATGGTCAGCAAGTGGGATATATTGTTAATAATACTACTACTTTAAGTGCTGATATGCTTTACGGCGAACAGCCCACACAAGCATATTCACCTCCAGTTAATCTAATTATAGCTATTAACCTTAATGAAAATGCTTTAATGTTAAGTAAGTTTGGTTTAGTATCTGATGACGAAGTTACTGCATTTGTACATGTAAGCGCTTTTTACGAGGTATTTGGTTATGGTAAAGAACCAAAGTCTGGTGATTTATTTCAATTAACAGAGTACGGAAGCGATAGACCAGGTGGAAGAAATGGTAACATTTATGAGATAACTCAACGCTTAGATCAGGATATTGCACAAATTAACCCATTAATGGGTCATTATGTGTGGTTAATAAAAGCTAAGAGATTTGAATATTCTTTTGAGCCTGGGGTCACACCAGAAGCACAAAACGATCAAATATTTGATGATACAAAAAATCCTTATGCTTCTGGTGCAAATAAACCTTACGCTAACAGTGTAGATGTAGATTCAAAACAAATATTTGACTATGCACAAACCGATTATGGAAACGTATACGGTGGATATTATTAATCAGGAATATTATCAATAACAGGCTGTCTTAAAGCATCATAATCAGGTATTCTTTCATTACGAAGCTTGGCAATAAAACTATCAGCTTCTCTACAAGAATTAAATTCAACATCAATTTTTTTTCTATTCATATCTAAGAACATGTAAATAAATTTGTCTTGTTTTTTAGCGATATAAGCTAAAGTATAAACCTGACCAGGTTGCAATCTTTTATCTTTGATTGCGACTTTAGTAGCAGGATTTACTTTAATGCTGGTTCCAATGATGTAGTGCATTTGGCCTTTTTAACAGAAATATTTATACCTTCATTCATTGTTACCTCATCAATCATTGATTCATATCTTTCTGTAATATACTTTTGAAAAGCTAGAGGTTTTACCCAATCAACGTCTTTACCATGTAAATCCATTTTAAATTGTACGGCTTTACGGCTTATGATGTCGAGCGCTTCGATTAGGCAAAGCCAGCGAGTATATTCATTAACTTTTAGTTTGTGAGAACCTGCTTTTGTCTCAACTGTGATAAATTTTTTTGATAAGTCCGATTGCATATCCTAGTATTATGAGGGTTATATCTTTGACGTCAAGTAAATTATTATCTTTGTTAATAGTTGTTAAAAGACTAAAGATTGCATCTATATTTTCTGCTAAATTCTCAAATAGCTTTTTGGTGTTAGAAGATATAGCTAACTTCTGTTCTTCAGGTATATTACTTTCAGATATTGCTTTTAAAACTTGATCTATTACAAGATAAAATAGATTTTTTACAACTGCTTTATCTGTGGTAGGGTTAGATTTAAAAAATATAAGGCCGGTTTCAAAATTATTTAAATTTTTTGTATTTAATGTTCTTTTTATTTGAAGAACAATATCGTCTACATTAAGCAAAGGAAGCTCAGATTTATGAATAAATTTATCGCCAACAGTTTCAGTGGTAAGTTTGGAAATGCTTTCAGGTATTTGCATTTTGTAGGTTCTTTAGTAATTCGGTGTTGATTGTAGGTAATGCTGTGTTTGTTAATGGTTCAGTTACCGTTGCAGTAGTAGCATCAATAATTACACTTACGGATTTATTACACTCTCCACACTTATAATAATTAGGAGTATTAAGTCTTACCGGTACTAACTGCTTTGTTTGCTTAAAGCAAGGGCATGTAACTTCAAGACCTTGATAAGAAAATTCTTTTAGTCTTTCATTTTCTAATTTTTTATTTTTTAAAGCAACATATGCATTTAAAATAGTACTAAACGAGTAAAAAGCTCCAAATTGAAGAAGAGCTCCAGTAATAATACCTATAAAAATATTAACACCAAATGTTTGAAACCAAAACCCCGCTACAACAGAGACAGTAATTAAAGTACCTATTTGAACTAGAACTTTTCTTAACATTTATATATTATAGTATTATATTATTTTTTTGCAACAGGAGTTTCAGAGTCTTTAAAGAGAGTCTTCAATATTTTTAAAACATATTCTAGTTTTTCTACCATAATTTCAACTTGCTTTTTTGCCTCTGGGTTCTTTTGAATAACCGGGTTGTTTAATGACGACTTAAATAAATTTTTAGAATTTTCTGCATTTAAATAAAGTTCACCCAATTGTTCTATAACACTAGGAAGTGGATAAGGAAGTACTTTGTCTGTTTTGACATCATTAGGCGATTGGTTTACTGATTTATCAAATAAGTCTCTTAAAGTAACTCGTTGAGATCCAAGCTCTCTTGAAGCAATACCTGAAACCCATTTATTAAACTGCATTACCTCTTCAAACAAAAGCTTTTTTTTCACTAAATTATTTATTCTATTAAGTATAAATATTAATATGAGATCTTTCGAGCATGCATTTAATGTTGTATTAGAAGCAGATGAAGCTGTACCCGCACCGGCAGCTGCACCAAAATCAGATAAAGAGGCAATGGCGCAGACTTTAACTTCAACAACTCCTCAGGATTTTGATATTCAGTCCCCAGGTAGAGAGAAACTAGTAGATCACGTTAAAGCCGAGCAGGGCACTAAATTAAGAGAATGGGTTAGTAAAATAGATGAGTTTATTGGGTTCTTAAATGGTACAGATGCTAATTCAATGCAAGTACAGTTACATGCTGCGCCTTGCGATTCAATTTTTGAAGATATTGCTAGAAGTGAAAAAAAGAAAATCGCACGTCTTGCAGCTGAGTTAAGCTCATTAAGTGAATCTCTTAAGGGTTACTTAATTTCATCTAACGACCGTTAAAGCAAGATCGCCCTTTAAGCCTTGATGGCTGTTTTGAATAAAAAATTCAGGATCTATAAAATCTAACCCCCGATCTATACACATTTCATTTATATCTTTATACTTTCTACCTACATCTTCTGGCCATACAAATACGCTTTCATCACTCTGTAATAGCTTCTTTGTCTTGTTCTTACTAGCTTTATCTTTCCACTGACTGTCTAACACCCAGATCTTTTTATAAAATTTAAATGATTGAAGCTGTGATTCTTGAAGTTTAGAAAAAGTATTAGAACTATTTTCTTGAATACCTGCAACTGCAACTCCGTTTGTAACAAAGAATGCATCTATAGGACCCTCAAAAATAAAAATATAATCTAATAAAGAGTCTATTTTATTAATATTGTAAAGGGATTTCTCACCATTTACCTTACTCAAATACTTGGGATAAAATCTTAAATCTTTATCGTATATAATTCGTGACTGATAGAAGATAATATCATTAGTTTCGCTATAAAAAGGAATAATAATTCTATTTTTATGAATTTTATCGGTTACTGTAACCCATAAAGTATCTGGTTTATTAATAGCGGTGTCTAATCTTCGGTTTTTAATTAGCTTAATAGCATCTTGTACAACTTCATTATCTTTATAAAAATTAATCTGGTTTTCGTCAAATATATTAATACTGTCTCTAGGTAATTGCTCTACCGGTCTTATCGGTTTTAGTTCCTTGTCTTCCTTTAATACATCTAAAGGTAAAACATCGTACTCTTTAGACTCTTGTAGTATTTCATTAAAACTTAGACCTGTTACCTCTTGTATCCATTTAATAGAATCACTATACCAACCGCAATTATGACAGCAAACTATATTATCTTCCGGAATGTATATGCATCGCCTTTTCTTGCCCCATGATTTCCCTTCCCTACAAATTGGACAGCCTGCAATATATGTTTGACTATGCTTTTTATATTGAGGGTAGCCTGCATACTGATAAAACTTTTGAAGAGTATATTCTCTAGGTATTAACACACGTATAGTATAGTTGAAATATATAACAAAACAAGATTAAGAATTTTTAGGCTTGACAACGTCTTTTACAGACACAATACCTTTTCTAATAAAGGTACCACTAGCAGGGTCAAAATACTCTGCTTCTACTATTTCCTTACCTTCTCGAATGTATGTGCGTAGTCTAGGTTTAACAGTTTGTCCGCTTATGGGAGATACTATAGGCTTTGGTTCTATCATGTCCATAAAGTTATTTAATCAATAATTAAGAATTTAAACTGTTTTTGTTATATTGTTCAACACAAACACTGTAAACATTATCTGGAATTTTTTGTACAACATCAATAATTTTCTCTTTTAACCCAAATTCAAATTTTTCAAAAGGAACATTTCTTATTTTCATATCAGGTAATGATAAAAAAGAATATTCGGTTTCTGTTTTTTTAACGAAAACAAACAGCTCACCTAAATAAACCCCACCGGTAATAGCGTAAACATATCTCTTTTGAGGGTGTGACTTTTTTAAGAATTTGAGCATGCTAATTTGTGTATACAGTTTGCTAGAGATTCGCTAGCAGGGGGTAAAGATAATCCTAGTGATTCAATCTTTTTGTCTGATAAAACACAATTTGATCTATTTGCTTTTAAGTTAAGCTTTTCAATATCTACAAATTTCCAATTTTTATTTATAATGTTATTAGAAGATAGTTTATTGACTACATCTGTTGCAGACATACCACCTGGGTTAACAACATTGTATATACCAGGCTCTTTCTTGTAGAGTTTGTTGTAAATAAATTTTTCTACAAATATAGCGAGATCTTCAATACACGTCATGCTGTTTTTAAAAGAAATTAAATTATCGTAGTTAATAATCTTATTAATAAAATTTCGATCTGAATTGTAGCCGCAAAAAGGCATTCTAATTCTTAAAAAAGAAGTAGCGTCTAAATTAGAAATTTCTTCTGCTAAATGTTTACACTTTGAATAGAAGCTGCTTTGCGGGTTATAAATTCCAAAGTTAGGAGTATCTGTTTCCGTAAATTCTTTTTCGTACCCGGTATATATACACCCGCTGCTTATATTAATTAACCAATAGCCGTTTTTCTTACTAAAATGGCTCAACTTAACTGGTAACTTTGTATTAAGTTCTAAGCAAATTTCTTTCTTAAGCTCACATTCATCTACATTAGGACGACCAGTAAATCCTGAACAATTAATAAAAATAAAATCGTCAAAATTACTATGAGTAAAAGTTGGATTTTCTCTAATATATTTTTTTAGCGCTATAGTATTAAAATAATCTACTTCACTTCGTTTAATAGCAGAGACGTGAAAATCTTTTACCTCTTTTAAAGAATTATAAAGATGAGTTCCAACAAACCCTTTGCCAAGTATTACGATATTAACCACGAATTATTTTAATTTAATCGTTAGGAAAATCCCTAGATGCATTATTAAAAATAAACTTATTTAATAAAGTACCTAGAGAGTCAGCTTCTTGCTGATTGTGTGCAGAAATAATTGAAACCGGCTCTCCATTAAAATTATAGCCTATTAAAATAAAGCTATTTAAAAATTCCAATATTTGACTGTTTAAAGCGTCTAAGTCTTTTTTATTACTAACTTTTTCTTTTACCTGTTCTCTTAAAAATGAAACTAAGGCTTTATGGGTTAACTCTTTTACCTCTTTATTTTCATTTGGATTAAAAGGATTATTCTCGCTATTATTCTTAGACGAGTTCTTGTTTTTCATCATAATTATTTAGTCTCTTTGTGAAGTATCTATCCCGTCCTGGATAATGAACATTGTTAGAAACACCGTGTTTAATAAGGAAATCAATAATAACCTCTATACTATCTGTTTTAATAAAGAAATTCTTTTGTATCTTTTTACCACCATCGTTAATTTCGAATAATATTTCATTGATATTTTCTTTATTCAAATAGCAAGTAATAATAACTGAAGACTCGCTAGGATTGACCATAATTGTCCATATTCTTGGATCAGCTTTAGAGTATACGGAAAAAAGCTTTATTACAATAAACCCGTTATCGCGTAGGCGCTTTATAAAATAACCGGGTGTTCTTAATTTATTTTTTCTCATTAATTTGCTAAAGCAGAGATGACAAATTTTAACTCTGCATCTTCGAGATTTACATCCATTGTGATTACACCCATCTTTGTTACAAGACGAGATTGTAACTCCTTAAATCTCATAGAAGAAATTATTCTAAATATCTCAAAATTCAACGGTATAGGTAAAACAAATTGTGTTCCTTCATAGTTGTCAGATATCTTTATACCGTAGGAATCTATGTTAGCTCTAGTCTTATCTGTAAGTTCACCTAACACAATATTATCTTTAACAGATACATAAAGCTTATTGGTCTCTGTGCTTATAGAACTACCTTTAACGAGATTAATAATACTTGTATATGGTAAGGTAAATTTACCATCAAACTCTAAATCGTTTAATTTTGCAATATTAAGTTTAGGTGAATTAATAATACCATCATCATACAAATGATACTTAAAACGTACACTATCCGATTTATATCCAATAAAATTAGATGAAATGTCTAGGTCAAACGACTCTTCTTCAACACAGCTAACAACTCTACTAAATTTTTTAAGATCAGGTACATTTAAGACTTTTGTAGCTTGAATGTTTTTATCGTTAAATGTACAGCTTACTACAACTGTATTATCGCTTGTTGAAACTAATGAAGTGGCTTTACCGTTCTCGATTTTAATTACTGCGCTATCAGCTACCTTGCTTAATGGAACTAAAAAGTTATTTAAAAACTTCTCGCGATTAGATATCTTAAAGGTCACTATATTATAATAACCTATACTTCTTCACAATCAAGACTTATTAAGTAAAGAATCTAACTTGTCTTCTATTCTTTTTAACAGAGTAAAAATTTGCTCGTAGTCAGCAGGTTGAGGCTTTGCTTCAAAAACAGACGCTTGAATAGGAGAAGGCTGTACATTAATACCTGCATTCACAGTTGTTGCAACAGGCGGAGGGGGTGGAAGTGATGTTGCTTGTTGGTTAGTAGGGATAGTTTTAATTACTCTTACAGGATCAATTGAATAGCCTTGAAGTGTTTGATTTTTACTAACTATATTTCTATCTAACTCCTTAAGTTCACCGGTTAAATGCTGACCTAAAAACTGTAAAGTTGTTAGTTTAATTTCTTCAGGAGTAAGCTCTCTGAATGCATCCATTGATTATAGATCTTTTAAAAGTTCGTTAATGCTATCATCCTCTTCAACAGTAGCTTTTTGCTTCTTAGGTGTAGCAACTTGTACAGATGGTGTAGGGGCTGTTGATACTGCTGTTACAGGCTCTTCAACATCTTTAATACCAAGATAATGTTCTTCAAGAATGGTCTTGAGCTCATCATAACTCTTAACAGCTACATATGATTCTAAGTCAAACGCACTATTATAGATCTTCTTATAAGAATCCTCGTCTACTCCTTCAATTTCCTTGGGAGTTGAGAACTTAGAAGAAACGTATGTCGGGTAGTCGCCCTGCTTTTCCACCTTAATCCTTAAATTACAACCTTTCGGGGAAAGATCGAAAATACGAGGACCGAGCTCTGCGGCTTCTTCGCCTTCAATTGCATCCATAACAATCTTGTGGAGCTGACGACCAAAGCGAAGAAGCTTAACTTTTCCGTTATTGTCTTGATTGACTGGGTCGTTAACAATATATACACTTACTAGCCAGTTTTCACGACGCTTAATAGCTAATGCCTTTTCCTTTTCCTTGTCAGTACCATTACGAAGAACTCGATAGCGCTCCTCTGCAATAGGATCGCGTTGATTCCAGGTAGTCGGGCTTACTACTGTTACAAGCTGACCGGTAGCAAAGCTATTCCAGCCATAAGAATAGTAATGAAAAAAGGTCTTAGAAGGATCTTTAACATTAGGTAAAAGTCTTACTGTATAGGTATTTCCTACTTCACAGCGAAGATAGTCTTTAATCTTCGAAGAGGTAGATTCGTTATTTTTAGTTAATGCACCTTTAATGCTTTCAAACATCGACGTCGTAAATGTACTCATACAAATATAATAAGTGCATAAAATATATTATCAAGCTATTATTTTTGAAAAGTATCAGCACCTCTTTTTAGCACTTCTATTTCTCCGGTACCTTGTTCTAATTCTTTATATTCGGATTGAAGGCTTTTCCTTAAATTAAAAAGATCCATACCATTCATACCTTTTGGCATAATCATAACAACTCTCTTTTCACTTTTTCCGTAAATACAGTCAAGCATATCACCCTCATTATTTCTAATTACCTCGACATAATTTTCATAATATCCAAGCTTTTTAAGTTCTCTTTCTATAGGAAGCTCCTTATACCAAGACATTTTCATGCCTATATTTAATAGCAAATCTTCTTTAATCCGGATTCTACTAGTTTTACTGCTTTCTTTGAATTGTAGAGCTTTGTTCTAAATAAAGAAAGGTTGTTATAAGAATCTTCCCCTAAAATAAATTTTAAAATTTCTGCATCTCTTTGTCTAATATTTTTTTCAAAACTATTATATCCTAAGAGAGAATATATATTAACTTTATGCTCTTTAAGATGTAAGATAAATGAATACTCATTATTTGTTATATGATCAATGTAGTTTAAGGGTGAAATATTTTTTTCACTGCAAAACCGTTTTATAAAAACCAAGGATTGCTTAATACTTGTAAGTTGTTCATTCGAATCTGGGTCTAGGTTTTCCTGTCTTTTATTAAACAACGTATATGCTTTAGTCGCTTTAAGGGTATGAAAATATTCTAAAGGAAAATATTGCTCATCAGGATATATGTTGTATGGTGCATTAAAATAATCTTCTACTTTAATATGCGGGAATCGTTTTAAGAAAGAAGATACTTTTTTTAAAGATACATAAAGTTCATTATCTATTTTTTCAAAATTTTTTCTAAGCTTAAAGAGTTGTTTGTTTCTAGATCTAGAAACCCTTAGAAAAGTATTGTATATAAATTTCTCGAACTCTGTAATCAAGACAAATGCTTCCACTTGTTTCTAACTAACTGCTTTTTTATCTTCCTTAACATACTTGGCTTGTAAAAGCACCTCTTCAATCTCAATTCATCAATAACGCCTGAATTCATAAACTCTCTGCTAAACTTTTGCCACATTTTATCAAAATAGGCTTTATCGGTACTCTTTTTCGGATCGATCTTTACTTGTGCATTAATTATACTCATAAATCTAAACTTTTTTTGTTTGCATTTAAAAACTTCATAACATATTTGCTCTTATATAGCCCGGAATCAAATTGTAAGAAAAATTTAACTGCTGTAAAATCATTTTTTAAATCACAATATTTCTTTAATAGCTCCCTTAGTTCTTTATTCTTTAATAATAATATAAACACATTTGCGAGATTCAACTTTTTTGAATTGGTCAAAGTAACTAAAGAACAAAAAGAAAGAAATAGATGGGTTTGCTCGAAATCGTTTATTTGTTCGGATGGATCGTACCCTTTCACAGTCAACAAGTAATTATTGACTAGAATATCTAAATCAATTGTCTATAGCCAATTTAGAAAGAGTATTAATTGAAGAGGTGCTTGCCTCAGTATCATTTATATGTTCGTCCTCTGTAATGGTCAGTGTAGAATAATCAATTCTCATAGCACAATGTCCAAAATTTGGACCAAATCTATTCTTCATAAATCCCATCTTAATAACACCTAATTCCTTGTCTGTATCCTCTTGCCATATACTCAAAATAACGTCACCAGTCATGGCCAAACCAATACTCTCTGAAATTGTTTTTAACCCCGGATCAGAAATTTCATAGCCTTCTCTATTCAACTGAGTAGCTGAAATGATAGGACAATTGAACTGATAAGACAATGCTCTTAGTTGTTCTGTACAAATCTTAATTCTTTCATAACTACTATCCCCATAAGTAGAATTTAAAAGATTAACGTAGTCTAGTACAACAGCATCTATTTTGATACCTTTTTGAATAAGTTTTTTAACGAACGCTTTAAGATGATTGGCTGTAATAGTTGCGGGTGGAAACTCTTTAATAATAATACGCGAACTAGGATTTTCTAAGCAATATTCGTTCATCTGATTCTTTAAAGTTTCAGATTCAATCTTTAATTGACCTAACGGTATCTTTGAAACGCTAGAGCATAGCCTCTTTGCATAGATTAATTCAGGCATTTCTAACGATACTAATAATACTGTCTTACCTTGTGAGGCAATGTTAACGGCAATATTACCTAAGAAAATACTCTTTCCAATATTTGTTTCACCGGCAAAAAGATATAATGATCTACCCTCTTCTAGGAAGCCACCACCAATTTTATCATCCAACCACTTCCACTTAGATGGAATGTATTTTTCATTTGAATGTAAGTCATCAATAACTTTATCTACATTATTAAAAAGATCCAAGCCAATCTCAGTTGTTAGAGTAATGCTACAAGCTTTTTCAAACTTATCTAAAATTTTTGATGTATCGACGCTGTTTTTATTAATATCATCAACCACATCCATCATTGTATGGTAAACTGACTTTTCTTTTAAAAATATTTCAGTGTTAGTAGCTAGTTCATCGGCGTTTAAGTTTTTATCAATATTACTAAAAAGGGTTACTACTGTTTTAAGAGAACTTTTTAATTCATCTGTTGTAAGGTAAGCTTTAATTTCAGTAACGGTAGGGCACTTACTATGTTTTTCGTAAAAGTCTCTAATAATAGTAAAAACAGCTTTAATGTCTTTATTTTTAAAGTAGATGGGTTTAATATAATCTACGATAGAAGCTAAATACATCTCATCGGTTAGCGATTTATACGCTATAATAGTTTCGAAATAATCTAGATCTAGTTTAGCCATTACACTACAATAATATAGTAAGTTTTACTATAATCAATGCTTACTATACTCTTCAATGAATTTGTCTTGACTGTCTGTAAACAATTTATCATTTGTATTTAAAAGCCCTGGTGACTTATGAACAACCCATATAGGAGCAACACCAAGCTTTAGCTTTTTATTATTAGCATCAATACTGCTTGCTATATCGTAGTGATGAAAAGTATAATTTTCATTAAACTTCCATCCCACAGAATTAGCTTTACGTATATCAACGCTAAGAAAAAGCCCGTCGAGTAAAGCTACTCTTGCAGGCGTGGGTCCAAAGCTTGTCATAAAAATTTGTCCACTCTCATTTATAGGGTGTGCAACAGCTCCTCTTAAATTATTACTATTAAACCCCCCGCACATTAAATGCCAAAGAGCTAACTTTTGAATCTTTGGATTAACGCCTCCTGCCAATCCCACTATATCAAAATCTTTATGAGCCCTTTCTAGCTTTTCACAGACATATAAATCATCCATGTAAACATCATCATGAATAAAAACAATATTATCAAAATCTGATTTATGTTTAGAAATTATTTGATTATATCTTTTACTTAACCCTACTGTGTTATTTGAATCATAGAATATTGCAATCTTATCTTTTAATCTAGAAAGCGACTTAAACGCAGAAGTGATTGTATGGTCGTTGCTTCTAGTTGCAAAGTAAAAAGCGGTTTTCATGTTGTAAAAAAAGGTGAGTTAGGTGTAAATTTACCTACACACGTCACACCTTCTTTAGTTAATAGATACAGTAACCCCTCCTCTAAGGGAACGAAGCCATCTTCTTCTAAAGATGAGAATTCATTATTAAGAAAATTACAAAACAATGTACTACCAGATCTAGCTAAATATATATTAGCTGTTTTTTGATTATAAATCCAAACTCCAAATGTACCTTGAAGTAAGGATAGAGTTCTGCAAATAGCTGTTACCTCATCTCCGGTTGTTTTAAAGTGTGCATCAATAAGAGGGGCTATAACTGAAGAATCTACTACATTAAAAGCTTTTTTGTCTTTAATATTAGCTTTTAATTGTTTATCGTTTGTTAAAACTCCGTTGTGTGCGATAATCCAATTCTTATATTGAAAAGGATGAGAAGTGGCAGCTGAAAATGATCTCTTTGAAGATGTAGGAGCTTGAGTATGGCCTAAAAAGTAATTAAAGTCAGTAATACTCTTTCTCTTTTTACCATATTCAATAACTAGCTTCTTACTTAACTGTGCAATACCCGGACTCTTTAAAATAGCATGAATTTGACTGCCAATCAATAGCCCGCCGTAAGAAAAGGTACCCCTTTTCTTGTTGCTTCTATAAAGATTTACGTAGTTTGTAAATTCTTTAGCTCCAAATATACCGCAAATAGCATTAACCTCCTAAAATATTATAATTCAAAGAATAAATAATTCAAGATGAATAAGGACTGTAAACTCATTTTTGAATCATATTTAACTAAAAAACAGATTATTTCTGAGGCTCCTATATATGGAATGGGAGATATTGGTTATTCTGGTGACTTTGAATCCGCTCCAGGTAAAGGTTATGGAATCGGTCAAGTTGCTGCAAAAGAAGGTAAAACAAAGACCGAAGTAGCAAATAGAGTTTTACAGGCTATTAAAACAAAGCTTTTTAAACCAGCCAAGCACGTTGTAGACGGTAAAGAGTATGATCTCTATTATCCTGGTTCAAAGATGAAGTTTAGAACAGAATTAGAAAATTTAATTAAAAATGAACTTAAGATTGGTGGAACGGTTGCCAAATATACTGCTCGTATTGTAGATAATCTTTTAAATGTAGTAAGGGTAGATGCAGAAGGCGGTACAGCTGCAAGCCCTAAGCAAGTAAAGCAGGCAGTTGATGCGGGGATAGAGGGTAAAAAAGTTATCGCTCCAGGTACTCCAAGTACGGCGCCTACCCCTGAGGCTCCTGCTACGACAAACACGTTTGTAAAAAATTCTAATGTTCGTTTTATTAGGGAATGGCAGCCCATATTTGTAGAATTACCAGATGAAATTTCTGTTGATCAAGGAGACATTTACGATTCACCGGAACTTAGAAACGAAGTAGTTGAAGCTATTACGCGTGCTTATAATTCAAAGATGGCAAGTGATAAAGAAGTAGTACAAGACTTTATTGAATCATTAAAGTTTAAGAACAGCTACATTCCTTCTTCTGAAAAGAAAGAAGGTGAAGGTACCGGTGAAGTAGAAACCGTCGATGAATATCCTGAGGATGATGATGTCACAGGTGAACTAAGATCGATGGGTGCAATTGGTGGTCGCCGTGGCTTTGATCCGGGTGGATTTAGCTATGGAGACTAAAAATGGCAGATGTAACTATTTCTCAGCTTTCTGTAGCTAATACACAGCCTAATAATCTTTTAC